GAATTGGTAGTGTGGCAAGTGGCGCAGTAAGTCTTGTGACTGATGCTGTTGGAAGCATAGCAAGTGGAATCGGTAGTGTGGCAAGTAGTGCCGCAAGCTTTATAGGTGGAGCAATAAGTAGCATAGGATCTGCAATAAGCGGAATAGCAAGTGGTGCAGCAAGTCTTGTTACTGGTGCTATTGGTGGAATAGCAAGTGGAATTGGCAGTGTTGCAAGTGGTGCATACAATCTTGTTTCTGGTGCTGTTGGTGGAATAGCAAGTGTAGCAAGTGGTGCAGTAGGTCTTGTGACTAGTGCTGTTGGTGGAATAGCAAGTGGAATAGGCAGTGTTGCAAGTGGTGCAAAAGATTTAATTGGAAGTGCTGTAAGTACCGCTGGTAGTGCTGCAAAAACAGCTCTTGGAGTAATTACATCTCCTATAACATCAATAGCAAGTGGAATAGGTAGCGTAGCTTCTGGAATAGGCGGTTGGTTTGGTTTTGGTGGTGGTAAAGAAAAAAACAACGAGACCAAAGTTACAGAAAATGCAAAGCCAACTTGTACAAATGATTTAATTGGCAGTGCCGTAGGTGCTGCTGGTGGCGCTGCTCAAACAGCCATTGGTGCGATCACATCTCCCATAACATCAATAGCATCTGGAATAGGTGGCTTGGTATCTGGAATAGGTGGGTGGTTAAGTGGTGGCAAAAAAGATGACACTCAAGTTATGGAAAACATAAATTCAACATTAGGATCTTTATTTAGCAATCCAGAATCAGTAGTAAGTGATGCTCTTAAAAAAGTAACAGAAGCGTCTGCTGCTGTTGGAGTAAGTCCAGTTGCTTTAGAAAGCCTTGCAGAAGCTTCAAAAGGAACAGCAACAGCAACAGCTATTCCTCCAAGGGCAACTATGCAAGAGACAATGCAGCGTGAAACGGCAACATCTGAACCATCATCAGCAACAGTTGGATCTCCAGATTTAAGCAATATATCTAGCGAAACTACATACCAAAGTGAACTTAATGAACAAATGGTAGCATTGTTAACTAAGTTAGTTGAAGCTACTGAAGGTGATGCTCAAACAACAGGAAGTTCTGCTGCGTCATCTATGGATACTGATTCAAGGAAAACAAACAGTAAACCATATATGAATTCAAAATGGGCTTTTGGTGGATTCTTACAAACATCTGGCAAACAAGCAACTAACATAGGTGCTGGAACAAAATAATGGAAGGTGATAATTGAAAGCAACTAGAAAAGGCGGAAGACTACTTCCAATTGACGAGTGTTACATATGGAGTGAAATGCCAGCAGCGGGTCCTCTTTATTCTAAAGGAGACACTAATTATTTGTATTTCGACAACATTCCAGATGTTAGTGACAAGAAATCTGCGAAATACAATGATGAAACAGGCATAGGAAGAACAGCACCATTTAAAATTTATTCTAACTCGGAAAACAGAGGAATCAGCTGTGAATGTCATTTTTTCGTACAACAAGCTAGTGGTCCACAATCTGCCAAAGCAATACTAGACACAATGAGATGGCTTCAGGCTCATGTCTATCCAAAAGAGCCAGAGGGTGGAACTTATATTCCCCCTCCAATTATGCAAATTAAATTATTCAAAAATTTATCAGAAGAACCATTATGCGTAATTCTTACTAGTTACAACACTAAATTCGATCCTAGCGTTCCATGGGACGAAGAATACGGCATACCATACAAGCTTGATATTAGTTTAGAATTTGAAGTTGTATATCAGTCAGAAAATCTACCATATGCAGAAGACATTAAAACTAGTGGTGGAGCATAAAATTATCGTCAATATAAATAGGAAATTTTAATGGCAAACAAAATAGAATACACAAATATAAATTCCAATAAAATTGTTGCTTCTAATAGCAGATATGCGGAGAGTCCGATTATTTACTATGGTGAAAACAAATACTTAACATTTCCCATTTATAAGAAGCAAATGGCAAACATAAGTAGAAACGACAACTACACAGTTGTCACCAAAGGACAAGAGTACAGACCAGACCTTGTGGCTATGGATTTTTACGGAGCTTCTATTTTTTGGCACAAGATACTTGAGACCAATAAAATAATGGATATATGGGATTTTAAAGCTGGATTGAGTATTAGGCTTCCAAAAAACGTTTATTGAGGTTAGATATGGCAACGCAATGTGATAATGTTTCGCCTGATGTAATGGACTGTCTTTGTTTGTTACCAAAAAAACCACCTATTGGTCGTTCATATGCCCCTTTTGTTAAATTGAAAATAAAAGATATTGAAATATTGTGCGGAAACGAATCATATGAAAACGGCGATCCACAACACACTATGGTAATAAAATCTATGCATTATGGGATGAGCCGTGGGAATGGAGGCATAACCGTGGAATTTGAAATTCTTTCAGAAGGATCTGAGGGTTATAAACTTCTTTTTGATAAAATAAACAAATCGATTAAAGAAGCAGAAAAAGATAGTAAAAGTTCTACATTTAGTTTTGGTTGGAACAATCTAAGTTGTGACGCCAGTTTAGATCCACTTAAATCTGGACGCCTTCATATTCTTCCAATTAAAATGTCTACCAACATTAGCACGGGAATAGCAAAAATAAAACTTGAATGTAAAGATTTGCTTGAAAGACACAATGATAGACGAGTAACAACAAATATTGGGGAAGAAGGAAATTTAATTCCTCTTAAGGATGCTATAGAACAGTTGTGTCGAGAAAACGATCCACCAATCGATGTTGAATTTAGAGGAGCAGATGGTGGAGAATTAGAATTTGAAGATAATGAAAAAGGATATAAGTCTGTATGGAAAGCAAGCGAACTTCCAATTTTGTCTGTTATAAGAAATTGGGTAAGCACAACAAGAACTAAAAAAGAAAAAGGCGTTTACTTTAAATATAGTCCTAAAAACGAAACACTTATAATACAAGAAGACGACGAGTGTGGTCCCGACGAAAATTGCGGATGCGAAAACGGAGTTATTGCTTCGTATATCGTAAATGGAGGAAACTGTAGTCCTGTTTTAGAATTCACTACAGATATTGATTGGATACTTGATGCAGGAGGTTATGGAGGGATATCAGGAAGTGCAAGCACTTCAGGGATAGAAAAATCTGATGCCCCAATAGAACTTGAACCAATAGAAAAAAGTGGATCAGGCAACGAACAAGCTATACCTTCGGAATACGACTACACTATATCTCCAGAAGCTAGAGCCCAAAAACTTAAAGATGCCACAGCAGCAAATACTAAAGCAAACAAGCCATTTGACACAGCTAAAAGCATAAGTGGAGAGTTGACTATAATTGGAGACCCTTCATATTCAGACATATCAGATATTGGAAGATACATTTCTATAGTCGTTTTAAGCCCATATAGTATATCTGGAAATAGCGGTTCGGGTTGCTTTTGGATAGCAGATACTCCAATCAACAAAACTCTTTCTAATAAAAAGTGGATGCTAGAAGGTATAGACCATCAAATTGAAGGTGGAAAGTATATAACTAAGTTAAAGGTTGGTCTGCCTGTTCCAAATGGAGAGTTACCTGCAGATTCACCACTAGGTGGCGAAGGAAGCTGTGGAGTTAAAACCGAAGGAACTGGAGATGGTAGCTTTGAAGGAGAAGATGTATAATGAGCATAAATGGTCGCATAGCAGATCTTGAAAGAAAAATATTAAGCCTTACAAAACAGCTTGGAGATGTAGAGTATTCTAACATTGCAATAGCAAGGACTAAACAGAGAAGCGATACAACAAATACAAATGATATGCATTTTGGACTTATGATTGGTCTTGTAATAGAAACTATAGACATATGGAAGCAAAATCGCATTCGTTTTTTTAGTCCTAAAATGCATAGAACAGATATGCAAATTACGGAACTTCCATGGGCCAATCCAGTATCTGCAATGGGTGGATTTGACGACTGTGGCCTTAACTGGGTTCCACCAGCAGGTTCGTCTGTAGCTTTAGTATTTGAAAACGGCAATAGAAGTTCGGCATTTTACCTTGGAACTATTTGGTCGAGAAATAGAGGTCCAGAAGGACAGAATAACTGGGGTGTTAACCATTTAATGTCAGAATACGATAAGATTTGGAAAAGTCACAGAAAAGGCTATCTAGTAGGCCCTAACGATGAAAGCCAAGTTTTACCTCCATGGAACACAGAAAGCTATAATGGATTTGATATAACATCTGGACTTGATTTTGCTGATATGCCAGAAGTTCAAAGAATTATAACATTTCCAAACATTTATGGTTTTAAGACTCCAGAAAAACACGCACTAAAAATGGTTGATGGTGACCCAAAGTGCAATAGAAGATGGAAGAGAATAGAACTCGTAAGTAGTACTGGCAATTGGCTAATGATGAAAGACGATCATCTTCATTATGGAGGACAATGGGCTCATCCAGACTGTGCAGTTACATATCCCAACACAAACGACATAGTTCCTGACGAAGATGTTAGTTGCATAGCTGGAACTCCTGAGATGCCATACCCCGATAAGGCTCGTGAAATAGGCATAGACGCAGGCATTGTGGCTTCAGATGGTTCTAATAAAAGTGCTGAAGAGATCAGCAAAATGGCATTAGCTCTCGACAAAGCAAATCAGAATACAAAAGATATAAGACCCGATTTCGTTAAAACATCTGAAATTCCAATTTGCGGAAAACTCATACCAAGATTCAACTCGCAAGCAAGAACTGGACATCCAAAATCATCAAAATACAAAATGCAATATGGACAGAATCCATATTTCAAGCATAGCAATGAATGTCGCCCATATCGTGGACCAGAAACACCACAAAACAACACATGTGACTTACCACAATCTGGTGTCCAGCTTATGAGTGTTGCAGGACACACATTTGTCATGGATGATTCTGTAAGTTGTCCAGTTGGTATACCAGAATGGGAAAGGAGTACAAAACCATTTGATTTTGGTGCTGAAGATATATTTGAGGGAAGAACATACATCAAATCAGCAACTGGCCATATGATTGAACTTTCAGACTTAGAAAAAGAACCGAATGTTAGAAGCGAATGGAATGGCATCAAGCTTATGACAGCTTTTGGAAATAGAATCGAACTTAACGATCATGAAAAATCCAAATGCATAGCTGGTAAACATCGTGGCATAAGCATGCAAACAACAAGCAAACATCAGTTTGAAATGATAGACGAAGACAATGCTCAATGTGGTGATGGTGCAAGAAAAAGTATTAGTCCAGAAAAACAGAATGAGGAACAAAAACCTGTTGGTCATGGAGGTTCTCCGATTCCGCTTGCAAAGAAAGCATACATAAAAATAAGAAGTGGATATGGATTGGAAATAATGATGCGTGATGATTCCAGTCAAATAAAAACAGAGAGACAATTCATTCAAATAATATGTCCACACAATACAAATTGCCGTGGTCCTCACATTCACAGATACGAAGAGTCGCCCGATGGTCCAGGAAGAGTTTTTCTGCGTGTTGCAGGAAATTACATTGTAGCAACAACAGATGATTACATAGAAATTGTTGGAAAGATTGGTGGCTGTTCAGAAGAACACAGCAAAATAGAGATAATAAGCAAATACAAAATAGTTTTCACAAAAGACTATTATGTAAACATAACTAATAAATCTCATATATTTTTCGCAAAAGAGTTAATCGCACTGCTTGCTGGAAATGATGGAATTAAAAAATCACCAAAAATTGGAAGAGTTCTTATGTACGATATGTCAACAGGAGCTATAAGAGCGAGTTCTAGGGTTATAGGCAGCCTTGGAAAAAATGATCCATGCATTACCATAGCAAGCCTTCTTGGCGCAAAGAAGAGATGCCAATAACAGAAAGATAAGTATACATTATGGAACAAAAAAGTTTTAAGGGTGTGCCATACCCAATACAAAAGAACCCTAGGGGGTTCTTTTGTATTCAAAGTGGAGTCGATCAAGTAAAGTCTGATATGATTGTGCTTCTACTAACAAATCCTAGAGAAAGAGTTATGCTTCCCGACTTTGGGACTCCATTGCGAAAGCTTTTCTTTGATCCAAACGATCCTATACTTGTGCGTGAAGCAAAAGCAATGATAGCAAACTCACTTAAACTATGGGAGCCAAGAGTGGCAATAGAAAACATATATATACAATCAAGACTTGACTCAGGAAGTGCCAATCCAAACGATCCTGATCCAAATAATGAAAATGTGCTGCTCATAAGAATTACCTTCTTTGACAGACTTGATATTAGGACAATAAACGAGCTTAGACTTGAAGTCCCATTAGGAGCGTAAGATGACCGAAAACTGTCCATTTAATGTGGAACCATATGCAAAAACTGAAATAATTAAAAAACCAAATGTATTCAATTTGAACTACACCAACCAAGACTTTTGGAGTATGAAATCAAGATTGATGCAATTTACACAGCAGAGATTTGGAAATGAGTTTAGCGATTTTGTTGAATCTTCCATTGCCATTATGTTAATTGAAAACTGGGCATTTATAGCCGACACGCTTTCATTCAAGATGGATCAGATAGCAAACGAAATATTCATAGACACCGTAACAGAAATAGAAAACGCATTTAGACTTTGTAAGTTAGTAGGATTTCAGCCTATGCCACCAATAGCAGCAAAAAGTTATTGGACTGCAACTTTATCAAATGCAATAACCACGGATATAAACATACCAACACCTATAAAAATAAAAATTAATGGTGGCGGCACATCACTTACTATGGAACTTTTTGCAGCTGATGCTGATGGAAATCCTCTTTTCAATGAAAACATAATAATACCAGCAAATTCTCTTGTCAATGCGAGTATAGTGGGTCTTGAAGGATTAACAAGAGACGAAAAAGTCAATGGAACTGGTGCAGTAAACCAAACAATATTATCTGGTTATAGAACAGTGATTTTTGACTCTATAAGGGTTGAAGTAGATGGTGTTGTTTGGAGTAAAGTTGATTATTTTTCAGAATCACAACCTCTTAAAGAATATAGAGTAGAATATAACTCGACATTTTCAGTATTTGTAATATTTGGAAATGGCATGGCAGGGATGATTCCAAGTATCGGATCTTTGATTGTAATCTCTTATAGAACTGGTGGCGGAGTGGTAGGAAACCTCGTAACAAACGCCACACAGAAAAGCTTACTTGTTGATGTTCCAGGATTAAGTTACACAGTTCCTGTATTCTTAAACAACTACACTAAAGCACAATATGGATTTGACGGCGATACTATAGAAGACATTAGAAGAAAATTACCAGCATACTTAAGAACACAAGATCGTGCTGTTACTGGCTTAGATTACAAAACTTTAGCAGATCAATTCACATCTCCATATCATGGACAGATAGGTAAGGCAAATGCAATTCTAAGAAACCATGGTTGTGCAGCAAATATTATTGACATATACATACTAGCAAGAAAAGATACTGAGACACTTGAGACAGCATCTGATTCTCTAAAAACAAAGCTCATAGAATACCTTGAATCTAAAAAAATGATGACTGATTATATTTGTATCAAAGATGGAGTTCCAATTAATGTTGATGTAAACATATCAGTAACCACAGACAAATTATATAGAAAAATTGAAGATGAAATTCGTGTAAAAGTTATGAATAGGATCGATAGGTTCTTTTCCATAAATAGATGGGAATTCGGACAGACACTAAAAGAATCAGATTTAATAAAAGAACTTTCGGATTTGAAAGAAATATCATCGGTTGATATCACATTCAACACAGACGAGTTACAAGGTGTAACCAACATAGTCACCGCAAAATACTATGAAATAATTAGATCAGACATAATAGCACTAGGATTCGTTTACGAATAACACAATGTCACAAAAAAGAATCACAGAAAATCCGACACTAAACGATACCGTGCTTTTCGAGTTCACAACTTCGGACTACAATGGTTGCCTAATTGCAAATCCATATAAAGTAGACAAAATAATAATATACTTTGTTGAAAGAAGTTTTACAGATCAAACTGTTGAAGAATACACTGAGAATATGCACGACAGTGACAAGCTTGCCAAAACCATAGCAGCAGAGAGATTAGCGTGCGAACAACCTACAGAAGAAAACATATTTAATGCAAAAAAAATGCGTGTTGATCTAAATTCTAATGTTAGATCGCAAAAATTCTATTACAAAGAAGCCACGCCAGTTTTCACTATTGGTTCTGTTGGTTTTCCAGCATGGCTTTCCAGCGACCAAGAAAACTCGCTGATCGAAAAAATTGAAACAGACGAAAACGGAAATGTCGTATACGGAAAATTTAGATATGTATGGAAACCACTTGGATTTCGTGAAGGAGACTACTTTGTATGTTTCACATGGACTCCAGTTATAGCTGGGGAATCTAAATCTAGTCATGAAAGATTTAATCTTTCTAGTCCAGCAACGGAAAGCAACTCAATACCATCTCATTACACCCCAGTAGAAAAGTACCCAACCCTTATGGAGAGGTACACTCCAGAGATGTTTAAAATAAGCCTAAGCGAATTTGATCGCACTCCAGATGTGATAAAGAAACTAAACTTATCAGTAGCCGATGGTTTTACCTTACTTGAAAACTACACGAATCAATTGATAGACCTTTATGATGCAAATGTTCTTTCTGAAAAACTTCTTCCATTTCTTTCAAACTTATTTAATCTAAGACTTAAATCAGATGACCCATATAGATGGCGAAGGCAAATAAAAAGAGCTATACCTGTTTTTAAAAAAAAAGGTACGCTTAATGGACTTAAAGAATCTTTTGATCAAGCAGGAATAAAGTTTATAAGCCACACTAGACTTTGGCAGGTAATATCAAATCACACATGGCAAGAATTGTTTTCATTTGATGGTGAAAATGACTTTTTCATACTTGAGAGAACAGCACTTTCATTGGACCTAAATAATTTTGAACTTTACATAAGATATGCATCTAGTGATTCTTGGGATTCCTTGACATCTGATTACATTGAATTCGATCAAATAGAAGGATTGTCTATTTTGAGGTGGGTTGGAAATACTCTTTCCGCTTCACCAATATCTTTGACCGAGGGAGACGCAATTAGAGTGGTGTATAAGATAAGAGAAGTTACATCTGGAACAGAACAGAACATTGAAGAATACATTAGGGCGTTACCACTTATGGACACGAGGGACG